CTCTTTGTTCTCCCTCTCCCCGCATCTCTGGGGTCCTTACACCCCTATTGTAGAATACCCCGTCACACGACAATTGCGAGGGCAATATGAGGTTCACTGACGAGTTCCAGCCGATCATCCGGGGCAACGTCCCGCAGGACAAGGCGACCAAACACCAGGCGGGGTTCAGTTGCATCACCCAAGCCGCCTACACGTACGACGCGAACGGACACCGGCGCTGGTGCACCGACTGCGGAGCGGAACTCGGAGTCCCCGAGCCGGTCGACGCGACGCTCGCCATTCAGGCGCAGGCGCGGCTCGTCGGTGTGGCACTCGCGTTTGTCGGCCTCATCCTCCTGCTGGCGTTCGCTGCCTGGCTCACTCCCGGCGGGGCGGCACCCTCCGGCCCAGTTCAGACGCCGACCACGTACGGGTATCCGTCCTACGGTCAGGTTCCGGATCCGGGTGTGCGTCCGCCCTCGGTGCCCGTGGTACGCTGAGACGATGCGCAGTGAACTCGGGCCGACCGGGCAGGACATCTGGGACGCTTACCAAGCTGACAAGCTGGATGCGGGTTCCCGGACCCTCGTTCTGTCATACGCCCGAGCGGCCGACATCGCCGACCGACTCGACGGCTTGGCGATGGCGCGCAAAGAGCAGTGGGCCTCGCTCGTGTTCGATGACATGGGCGAGGTGCAACTATCGGTCGACAAGATCCTCGACCAGGCCCGCAACCAGCTGATGGCGCTAAAGCAGCTCCACGGCGAGTTGAGGCAGGCCGGGATCAAGGCGACCGGGGGTGGCAAGACCGAGGCGAAGGACGAGGAGCCAGAGGACATGCTGACCAGGCGACGCAAGGAGAAGGAAGACCGTGAGCGTAAACTCGGGTGAGCTGATCAAGCCCCGGGTTGCCAACTATCCAAAGTACCTGTCCAGCGCGGGTGGTGAGGTCGTCGACCTCATGGCGGACCTCGGTCGGCCGCTCGACCCCTGGCAGGCGTGGATCATTGAACGCGGGCTCGGTCAGAAGAAGGACGAGGAAACCAACGACATCGTGATGGCGGCCGACACGTGCGGCTGCTGGGTCCCTCGCCAGAACGGCAAGGGCGACATCATCATGGCGCTCGAAATCGGATGGCTGTTCCTGTTCGGCATCCCGCTGATCGGTCACAGTGCGCACCTGTACGCAACCGCAGCCGAGGGCTTCGTTCGCATCCGGCAGCTCGTGGAGGACAACGACCGGACGCTCGGCGGGGCGATCAAGAACATCTGGTCGACCAACGGCAAGCAGGGCATCGAGCTGACCCCGAAGTATAACCGGGCGCGGCTTCTGTTTGCAGCGCGCGAGGGCGGGCAGGGTCTCGGGTTCTCGTTCCCCAAGATGATCATGGACGAGGCACAGGCGCTCAATGCCGACCTGATGCAGACGCTGCTGCCGACTCAGAGCGCGATGTTCGACCCGCAGGTCTGGTTCTTCGGTACCCCGCCCCGGGACGACACGGCCTGGATCTACACGATCAAGGCAGCGGGTGAGGGGAACGCGCCGAACACCGCTTGGTTCGACTACGGCATCGACTACATCGACCCGATGACGGCCGAGTTCCGCGAGACGGTCGGCACCGAGGAGACGAACCGCAAGACCAACCCGAGCATGGGCATCCGCCGTCCGAACAAAACGGGGGTGCGCCAGAAGGCGGCCGAGGGCGAGTTGGCCAAGCTCGGTGTCACGATGCGGTTCGCCATGGAGCGGAACGGCATGTGGCTCCCTCGGGCGCGAACGGCTGGCGACAGCGCCATCGACCCGCAGCTCTGGGCGAAGCTGGCCTCCGCGAAGCCCGAGGTACCGGGCGAGATCGCCGTGGCCTTCCACATCAACGCGAAGCGCACGCATGGCACGATCATGTGGGCAGGCAAAATCGACGGACTCTGGCGGATCGGCATCGCCGACCACAAGCCCGGAGTCGACTGGATCATCCCCCGGCTGGCCGACCTCAAGATGAAGTACAGCCCGGTTGCGTTCGCGGTGGACGCGCGGGGCGAGTCGACCATCAACGAACTAAAGAGCATCGGGATCGAGCTGCCGAAGGACAAGGACCGCCCGAGGCGGGGTGACCTGATCCTCCCGGGCATCGACGGAACCGCGCAGGCGTTCGCCATGCTCGTCGACGCGGCAACCGCGACGATCCCGCAGATCCGGCACCACAACGAGCCTCCGCTGAACTCGGCGGTCTCAGTTCCGTCTCGGCCGCTCGGTGGAGGCTCGACGTTCGACCACAAGGCCGGGACCGAGGTTGGACCGTCCTGCGGGGGCGGCTTGGCAATGTGGGCCTACCGGGAGCGCATCGACAAGGCCGTTGACGAGTACGACCCGCTCGCGAACATTTTCTAGGTTCCACCCGTCCGTCAGTGTGCGGCTCGCTGCCTGGTACACTGCCATGGACGGGTGGAGCGTATGGAGGACGAGGAATGGTGCGGACGGTTGGGGTCGTGGCCACATGGCTCGGCTACGCTGCTCGCCTCGTGCTGTTCGTCCTCGACAATGCCCCGTTCGTGGCTGCGAGTTTGCTCGTGATCTACGGCGTGAGCCTGATGTCGGACGCGGTGGCTTACATCGTCTCCGGCATCCTGCTTTACATCCTGTTTGCCGCGCCTAAGAGGGGGAAGCGATGAGGGTTCCTTTCCTCGGAAGGGCAGCGAAGCCGGACCGCCCGGAGAAGCGTGACTACATCGGCCAATGGCCGACCGCTCCGCTGTCGAGCATCAACTTCACCATGGGGCGCACGTACCAGGAAGTGGACGCGATTTCGGGGGAGAACAGCCTCCAGTCGATCGCCTTCCGGTCTGCAGTCGACCTCATGGCCTCGTTGATCTCCGAGCTGCACTTCGATGTCTACTCCGGTGACGGGATCCAGCGTCGGAAGCGCTCGACCCCGGGTTACCTGGAGGATCCGTCCGGCGACGGTCACGGCGTCGAGGACTGGATGTACATGCTCCTCCAGTCGTGGTTCCTCCGGGGCAACACCTACGGCAACATCCTTGACCAGGGACCCACCGGGATGCTGCGTCAAGTTGACCTCTACCACCCCGACGCGGTGTCTGCGCGGCTGGAGGGGGGTAACCCGATCTGGACGGTCGGCGGTCGGACGGTCAGCCCGGAGCGGATGTTCCACCGTCGAGCCTTCCCGGTCGCAGGCAACCTGCTCGGGTTGTCCCCGGTCGCGACGCACGCAGATTCGCTCGGGCTCTCGATCGCAGCTACGCGGTTCGGTCGGTCCTGGTTCCAGGATGGGGGACACCCCGGCGGCATCCTGTCGAACTCCGAAGCGGACATGTCGGACGACAAGGTGGTTCGGACGGCGAAGGACCGCTTCATGGCGGCTCTGTTCGGCACCCGAGAGCCTGTCGTTCTCGGTCGCGGGTGGAAGTTCGAGCAGATCCAGATCAGCCCGGAGGAGTCGCAGTTCCTCGAAACGCAGGGCTATTCGGAGGCTCAGTGCGCCCGGATCATGGGTGCCGGGTTGGCGGAGGTCCTCGGGTACCAGACGGGCGGGTCGATGACCTACGCCAACGTCATTGACCGGGACATCGCCCTCCTGAAGTACGCGGCCGACCGCTGGTTGAAGCGAATGGAGCGCATCCTCTCTGCGTTCCTGCCTCGACCCCAGTACGTCAAGTTCGACCGGGACTCGTTCCTCGACACCAACGTCATGCAGAGGTGGCAGGTCAACAAGACGAAGCTCGACACCGGGGCCTACACGATCAACGAGGTCCGGGCGCAGAACAACGACGGACCGGTCGACTGGGGTAACGAGCCGATGGCGCTCACGCTCAAGCCCGAACCGGCCCCCGAACCGACGACCGACCCGGGCAACGAGCCTCCGGCCGACCCGACCACGGAACCCCCGACAGGAGGAAGCGAATGAGGATCAAGGGCCTCCCGGTCGTTCGGTCGGGGTTGCACGTCCCGTACCGGGCGGAGGGTGACACCGGATCGACGGGTGAGGGCACGGAAGCGGCCGAGGGCACCCTCGGGCGCATCTGGGTCCGCTTCTCGCCCTTCAACACGCCGTACGAGATCAACTCGTTCTGGGAGGGCCGCTTCATCGAGCGGACGCTCCCCGGTGCGTTCAAGAAGACCATCGCCGAGAGCAAGCGCGGGGATGGCACGTTCGGTACCAAGGTGCTCTTCAACCACGGATCCGACCTCAGCATCGGGGACAAGCCGCTGGCTGTCCCGGACCGCCTGGCCGAGATCAACACCGACGGGTACCACGGCCCCGAGCTGGAAGGCGACCTGCTCGACACGTCCTACAACCGGGACATCGACAAGCTCCTCCGGGCGAACGCGCTCGGATCGAGCTTCATGTTCGAGGTCCTGGACGAGACGTGGCGCAACGAGCCGGAGCCGAGCGACACGAACCCGGAGGGTCTGCCCGAACGGGACATCCTCCAGGTCCGTCTGTTCGAGGCGGGACCGGTCACGTGGCCTGCCTCGCCGACCGCCAGCGCGGGCATGCGTTCCCGTTGCAACACCGATGGGTGGATGGAGCAGCTTGCCACCCGCCAGGCCGCTCGGTACGAGAGCCTGGTACGCTCCTACGAAGCATCTCGGACGCTCTACCGAACGGCCGAGTTCAAGCCGGGTTCCTCGACACCTCAGACCACTCCGGTCTCGGGCCGTCAGGACGAGGCAGCGACAGCGCGCGAGGCACAGGTCCGCGCACACCGTCTCGAACTGATGAAGGCAGGCTACTGATGGACGAACTGGAGAAGCTGAGGGCGCGGCAGCGCGAGCTGCTCGACCTCATGGAGGCGACCAACAAGGACGCGAACGACGAGACCCGCAGCGCCGACAAGCGCAAGGCGGACGTCGACACGTTCGACGGCTACGAGGCCGAGTTCAAGAAGAACGAGGAGCGGATCGGCGCGCTCAACAAGGAGATCGAGGAGCGGTCGGCCCGTGAAGAGCGGGTCCGGGCGGCTCGGTCCCACTACGGCTCGCTCGACGTCAAGCCGGGCAAGAAGTCGGACAACGACTTCTACAACGACATCGACTACCGCTTCATGGGCGGCGAGGGCGACCACGAGGTCTGGTTGGAGCGCGCCGAGCGTCTCCTCGACCAGCCGAAGGTCGCGCGCAGCCTGGAGGCTCGCAAGAACACCAAGACGGGGCAGTCCCTGCCGGACCGCCGGAACGACGTCATGGTCAAGCTGCGGACCAAGGACGGCGACACCGACGGCGAGCTGATCGCCGCGTTCCTGGTGGCGACCTCCAACCCGCACTACCGGTCGGCCTTCCAGAAGGCCAGCTCGGGCCTGTCCCCCGTGTTCAGCCCCGAAGAGGCTCGCGCCGTCCGCGACGTGAACAACCTCAAGCGGGCGATGTCGGTCGGCACCCCGGCGGCAGGCGGCTACGCCGTCCCGGTGATCATCGACCCGACGATCATCCTGACGGCGCAGGGCTCGGATAACCCGATCCTCCGGCGCGCTCGCGTCGAGACGATCACGGTCGACAAGTGGAAGGGCCTCTCGTCGGCGGGTGTTTCGTGGAAGTTCGGTGCCGAGGCGTCGGCCTCTACCGACAACTCCCCGAGCATGGCGCAGCCCGAGGTCGACACCCACCGTGCCGACGGCTTCATCCCGTTCTCGATCGAGATCGGGCAGGACTGGCCCGGTTTCGCCGAGCGCATGTCGGACCTGCTGGGTTCCGGCTACGACGAGCTGCTCGCCGAGAACCTGACCACGGGGTCGGCGGCCGACACCCCCCGGGGCATCCTGTCGCGCCTGGCGCTGCAGACCAACCCGGACGTGTCGACCGAGGTCGGTGCGTCGGGCACCATCGCGCCGTCCGACATCTACTCGATGTGGGCGCGGCTCCCGCAGCGCCACCGTCGTCGGGGTTCCCTGGCGTGGATGTCCTCCACGGTCACGCAGAACGCCGTGCGTCAGCTCGGCACGCTTGACCCGAACTTCACGGTCGACATGACCGAGGACGGGATCGGCAACCTGCTCGGTGCCCCGTACGACATGAACGACTACTTCGACGACCTGGTGGCCGACACCGGGACGGAGAAGCTGGCGGTCGTCGGCAACTGGCAGGGCTTCCTCGTCGCGCAGCGGGCGGGCATGAACGTCGAGTTCGTCCCGATGCTCTTCGACGTGACCAACAACCGCCCGACCGGTCAGCGTGGCTGGTTCGCCTGGGCGCGCGTCGGCTCGGATGTCGTCGACCCGACGGCGTTCCAGATGCTGACCAACCGCAGCGCCTGACCTGACCAGAAACACCCACCGCCTCCGGTTCCGGGCCTCGTCCCCCGGCACCGGGGGCGGTGGGGTACGATGGGTATTGCACAGGACGAGCAGATCCTTGGAGGGTCGACATGAAGTACAGCAACTTCACGGGCGTTGTCTCGTGGTCCGGCGGGGTCATCCCGCTCCGGAAGGGTCAGTCGATCGACGAAGGGCACCCGCTGCTGGCGGAGCGGCCCGAGCTGTTCGGTGAAGGCCAGGAGACGGCCGACGTCAGCAACACGGTCCGTGCGACTCCGGCGGGGGCGGCTCGGGTCGAGACGACCTCCACCTCGGGTCCGGGCACGGCTCGGGTCGAGAACGGTGCCCCGGGGCGCGTGCGTAAGGTCCAGGGTCAGTGACGGGCGTGGCTCCGGTGGACGAGACGGCTGCCACCCCCACCGACGTACCGGCGGCCCCCCACGAGGTCGCGGGAGAAGACACGGAGGCCATCGGCGGTAGTGCCGTGCTGGTGGCGTACCTGCACAGCTCCCGGGTGTCTCACTCCTGGCACACCTCGATGATGAACCTCATCGCCTACGACAAGAGCGTCGGCCTGAACGTCATCCGCTCGATGCCGTTCTCGGTGAGCTGCTCCGGGCCGAACAGCCTGGTCGAGGGCCGCAACATGGCGGTGACGCACTTCCTCGACAAGACGGACGACGAGTGGCTGTTCTTCGTCGACACCGACATGGGCTTCAAGCCGGATGCGCTCGACTCGCTTCTGCTCGCTGCCCATCCCACCGAACGGCCGGTCGTCGGCGGACTGTGCTTTGCCATGAAGCACATGGGTCCCGACGGCCAGGGCGGGTACAAGGTCCTCCCCGTCCCGACCCTGTTCATGTTCGCTCGGAACGACAAGCAGGGCATCGGCTTCGCGAATCGGTTCATCTACCCGCCGGAGACCCTGGTTCAGGTCGCCGGTACGGGGGCCGCGTTCATCCTGATCCACCGGTCGGTTCTGGTGAAGCTGCGGGAGCTGCACGGGGATGGGTGGTTCAACTTCGTCCAGTATGGCGACGGAGCGCAGGTCAGTGAGGACCTGTCGTTCTGCTGGCGTCTCGGCGAGGCCGGGTTCCCGATCTTCGTTGACACGCGGGTCAAGGTGACCCACCACAAGGAGCTGTGGCTCGGTGAGGCCGACTACCACATGCCGGACCGCGAGCCGATGCAGCGGATGATGGACAACGTACCCGGCTTGAACCACCCGGGCAGCGACCGGTGGACGGGAGGCGACAAGAAAGATGGAAACTGAGTCGCTCGCCCTCCAGCCGCTCCCCTCGTGGTCGAGCGAGCAGACGTGGGACACCTTCGCGAACGGCACCTTCCACGGCGTGTTCCGTGGGGTCGAGATCCAGAAATCGGCCGACGACCTCGACCGGTACCGCGAGGCCATCGAGATGACCCAACCGGACTGGATCATCGAGACCGGAACCCGTCTCGGCGGCTCCGCGATGTGGTTCTGGCTCGAAATGGGGGTCCGGGTCATCACGATCGACATCCGGCCCCAGTGGGCGGTCAAGAAGCACCCGCCATACCGGGGCAACGAGATCGAGTGGGTCATCGGCTCCTCGATCTCCGATTCCGCCATCGAGCACGCTCGGGAGCGGACCAAGGGCGCGCGGGTCATGGTGAGCCTCGACGCGGACCACCACTCGGCTCACGTGCAGGCCGAAATCGCCCAATACGCCTCGCTGGTCACCCCCGGGTGCCACATGGTGGTCGAGGACGCGTGCTTCGAGATGTGGACCCCCGACCGGGCACGCATCGGCGGGGGCAAGATCCCTGAACACGGCGGACCGCTGCACGCAATCAACATGCAGGCCGGGTTGCTCGTCAACCACGGGTACTACCGGGACGAGGCGATCGAGGGCCTGACCCCGATCTCGCACTCGCCCGTGGGGTGGTGGAGACGCGGTGACTAGACTCGCAGTGATCGTGCCGACCCGGAGTCGGCCGCAGAACATCCAGCCGATCGTCGAGGCGTGGTGGAAGACAGGCGCGTTCGATGTGGCCGACCTGTGGTTCTCCTACGACCAGGACGACGCGGCCTGCCTGACCTACCAGTCGATCTTGAGCCGGATGTCCGAACTGAAGGCCATCAGCAACCCGCACTGGCAGCCGCTGGTCCCGAAGCTCAACGACGGCGCGTTCAGCCTCGCCAAGTACCACGAGTACCCGTTCGTGGCGTTCATGGGGGACGACCACATCCCCCGAACGCAGCGGTGGGCGCACATGCTCGTCGAGAACCACGCGACGGGTGGCAAGCTGATCTGGTACGGGGCCGACGGCTTCCAGGACCGCAAGCTGCCGACCTGGTGGTCGATGGACAGCCGGGTTATCACGACCCTCGGGCGGATGGTTCCGGCCGAGGTGCAGCACCTCTACTGCGACAACGCGGTTCTCGCGCTCGGCGAGGCGTCCGACTCGATCGGCTACGACGAGCGGATCCTGGTCGAGCACATGCACCCGCTCATGGGCAAGGGCAAGATGGACGCGCAGTACGAGCGCGTGAACCGACACCAGCAGTACCAGCGGGACGGCGAGGCGTTCCGTAGATGGCAGGCATCCGGCCTGGCCAGGGATGCTACCCTCGTCCGGAACGTAGGGGGGTGAGAGATGGCGATCGGGGACCCGTACGTAAGCCGTGCGGACTTCAAGGCCGTGTTGGACATCACGTCGACCGATGAGGACGACTGGATCGATGTTTGCATCGCGGCTGCGTCCAAGGCGATCGAGAGGCGCTCCGGCTGGCCGACGTTCTGGAAGACGAGCACGGTGGTCACGCGCACCCTCGACGTGACCGGTCGCGTGGTCCCCGTTCGCTCATCTGGGTGGTCTTACAACAAGATTCTCCTCCGCGACGGCATCGCGTCGGCTGCGGGGTTCCTGGTCTCGGGCTTCAGCTCCCCCGTGCTGATGCCCGAGGACGCGATCAGCGATGGAACCCCCGCCGACGCGATCCGCCTCCCGGCGGGTGCCGGGTTCGGCAGCGACGGCACGATCCGGGTAACGGCGGTTTTCGGCTGGCCCGAGGTTCCGGCCGACATCACCTGGGCTGCGCAGATGCAGGCGAACAGGCTCTATCGCCGCAAGGGCAGCCCGGAGGGAATCGCCGGGTCGGCCGAGTGGGGACTGACTCGGATCCCCGCGCTCGACCCCGATGTGCTCGCCATCCTTAAGGGAGGCGGTTACATGAGGGCGGGTATCGGCTGATGGACTGGAACGAAATCGCCCTCGGGCTCGAAGCCGCAGCGGAGACCACCGGAATCAACGCGCTCGACTACGTTCCGGACGACCTGCCCAACACGGCCTTCTACGTGGGTGAGATGGAGATCGACCCCAACGTCACGTTCGGCTCTCGGAGCGGCACGCGTCGGGGCACCGACCAGGGCACCATCACGTGCCGACTGCTCGTCGCTCGTTCGACGGACAAGCACGCGATCCGCAAGATGCGCGAGTACATGGCGGGGTCCGGGCTGAAGTCGCTCATCCAGGCGATCCAGGCCGACAAGACGCTCGACGGAGCGTGCAGCTCAAGCAAGGTGGCGAGGATCAGCGGCAACCGCCTCTTCAACGTCGGTGAAGCGAAGTTCTACGGCTGCGAGATCGATGTGTTCGTGATTGGAGCTGCCTGATGGCGAACCCGATTGTCCTCCTCGACGCGCGGACGTTCGTGTCCGGGGCCGACCTGTCCGGTTCCGGCAACAAGATCGAGATCACCGAGGAGTCGGAGGCCAAGGCGACCACGAACTGGCGGTCCGGCGGGGCGCGCGAGGTCAAGGCGGGTCTGACCTCCACCGAGATCAACGCCGAGGGTCAGTGGGAAGCCGGGAACATCGGCCTGGTCGACGACTCGTTCTGGGCCAACCGCCGGGTCAAGGAGCCGTGGTCGGTCGCACCGGAGTCCGACTCGGACCTCGCAGCGGGTGGCTTGATGTACCTGGCCCGAGCGCTGCGGACTAAGCTCCAGTGGTGGGGTAACCTGGGCGACGTCGGCTCCTGGATGGCCAATGCGGTCGGCACGTGGCCTCTCGTTCGAGGAGCCTGCGCACACGCTTCTGGTGTGCCGCGTACGGCGACCGGAGACGGCACGGCTGTTCAGCTCGGTGCGGTCGCGGCGGGGGAGCACCTCTACGCCAACCTGCACGTCCTGTCGATCTCCGGGACGGCTGCACCGACGATCACGGTCGAGATCGAGTCGGACGACAACTCCGGCTTCACTACGGCAACGTCCCGTGGTTCGTTCGCTGCCCGGACCGCCGTCGGTGGGGAGGCAATCCGGATCGCAGGTCCGTTCACCGACACGTACTGGCGAGCGAGCTGGACGATCTCCGGCACCAACCCGAGTTTCCTGTTCCTAGTTTCATTCGGCATCGAGTAGGAGGATGCGCCCGTGACCAAGATCGTCTTGCTCGATGCGCAGAACAGCATCGCGAACAACGACCTGACCGACTGGACCTCGAAGATCGAGTTGTCCGACGAGTTCGAGGCCAAGAAGACCACCACGTTCGGCTCGGGGGGTGCGGAGGAGAACGAGGGCGGTCTGGAGTCGTTCGAGGCCGCGTTCACCTTCAAGCAGGACTACGACGCGGCAGCGCTGGACGAAATCATGTGGGCGCTCCGCCGACAGGTCGTGACGTTCGCGACCCGGGCGATGGAGGACGCGGTGTCCTCCTCGAACCCGCAGTACCAGGGGAGCATCCTCATCAACAAGTGGGTGCCGATCGCCGGTAACGTGGGCGACGTGGGCGAGGTCGACGTGACCTACCCGGGCTCGGGTCCCCTGGCCCGTGTCACCAGCACCTGATTCCCCGTCCGCCGTGCCCCCGGGAGCCCCGCCAGGCCCCGGGGGTACGCGCATACCCGCCAGGCGCTCTCGTGTCGTCCCGTGACCTCCCAGATGCCACGACGACCCATCCCGCTCGCGAGGAGGCCCACCCGTGGTAGTCCAGCTAGAGACCGACATCAAGAACAAAATGGCTGGGCTCAAGCGAGCCATGGGCGAGGCGGCCGACGGCAAGGTCCTCAAGCGTGAGTTGAGCAAGCGGCTCCGGAACGTGATGCAGCCGCTGGTCTCGGAGCAGAAGGCCCGAGTGATGCGGCTCCCCTCGAAGGGGCACGCAGGTCCGTCGATGCGTGCGGCTATCGCGAGGCAGACGAAGGCAGCGACCCGCTGGTCCGGTCAGTCGATGGGTGTGCAGGTCATCCAACGCGCCCGAGGCATGCCGCGCGGATTCGACTACGCAGGTCGTGCGTTCAACCGGCCGGAGGGGTGGCACCCGACCACGCTGGGCGGGGAGTCGATCCACCAGGAGATCCGGCCTGCGAAGTGGTTCGACGACGTGACGCAGGGTCAGCGGCCAAAGGTGGGTCGCGAGGTACTGCAGGCGCTGGACGCGACGGCTGATAAGATCGCCGCACGAGCTAGGTAACAGCAGGAGGACGAGACTGATGTTCGTACAATGGGATCCCGAGGACGGGTCGGACAAGCAGACCTGGACGTTCGACCCGGGGGACGTCACGCGTAAAGCGGCGACGACCATGGAGAAGCACTACGGCGGTTCGTGGGACCAGTTCCTCGCCGGGTTGCAGATGGGCCAGATGCAGGCCCGCGCGGTTCTGCTCTGGCACATGATGTCCCTGGTCCACCCGAAGGTCAAGTTCGAGGACATCCCCGACTTCCGCGTGCGGCAGCTCACGGTCGACATGGGGGTCAACGAACTCAAGGACCTCTGGGAACGGGCGAAGCGGATCAAGCTGACCCCCGACCAGCGCGAGGCGTTCGAGGCCCAGTTCGAGTCCGACATGCGCGACGCGATGGAGCGCGAGGGCCACGAGGGCGAGTTCAGCATCAACGATGGGCGGCTGGCGATCGAAGGATCGGTCGACCTCCCAAAACCGCAGTAACGAGGCAGAAGCAGGAGTTCTGGCTCGACATCGCGTATCACCTCCACATCGACGCACGTCGGCAAGACGAGCTGACAATGGAGGAGTGGGACCAGGCAGTATCGGCGGTAAAGCACATCCGGGAAGAGGCCAAGAAGGCCGACCAGTAGAGGGGGATCAAGGTGGCGGATACCAGCCTGATCTTCAACATCATTGCCCGGGACAAGACCTCCGCCACGTTCGACAAGATCAAGACCGGGGCTGCGGTCGCCGGAGCAGCCATCGGCGCGGTTCTCATGTCTGCTGTCGCGCAGGCGATGGACAAGAGTCGGATCGACAACAAGCTGTCGGCCCAGCTCGGTGCCACCCCGGCGCAGGCAAAGGAGATCGGCAAGCTCAGCGGGCAGGTGTACGCTGCTGGGTTCGGCGAGGACATGCCCGGGGTGGCAGCCGCAATCAAGGCCGCAGCGCAAAACGGCCTGGTCGACGTGAAGAACATCAGCTCCGAGACGAGCAAGGCCGCAGTGCAGAACCTGCTCACGGTCGGCAACGTGCTGGAGGAGGACTCGGAGCGGGTCAGCTCCGCCGTGTCCCAGATGCTGCGTACCGGCCTCGCCGGGTCGGCCGAAGAGGCGATGAACATCCTCGTCTCGGCGACTCAGAAGGGCGTCAACAAGAGCCAGGACCTGCTCGACACGGTGAACGAGTACGGCACCCAGTTCCGCAAGCTCGGGCTCGACGGCACTACCTCGATGGGTCTGCTTAGCCAGGCGATCCAGGCGGGTGCCCGCGACTCGGACACCGCAGCCGACGCGCTCAAGGAGTTCTCGATCCGGGCGATCGACGGCAGCAAGGCGGCAGCCCAGGGGTACAAGCTCCTCGGCATGGACGCTAAGGCGATGATGGCCAAGGTCGCGGCTGGCGGTCCGGGGGCAGCGAAGGCCACCGACCAGGTCCTCGACAAGTTGCGCTCCATGAAGGACCCCGTCAAGCAGAGTGCGGCTGCGGTCGCCCTGTTCGGCACGAAGGCGGAGGACCTCGGGTCGGCCCTGTTCGCGATGGACCTCGACACCGCTGCCGACCAGATGGGGAACGTCAAGGGGGCGACGGCGCAGGCTGCGGCAACAGCGGCGCAGGGAGCGGCGAACTGGACCACGCTCGGGCGGCAGTTCCAGATGGCGCTCGTCGACACGCTCAACAAGGCGCTGCCCGTGGTCAACGCGGTCTTCGGCTTCATGCAGAAGAACTCGTCGTGGGTCCAGCCGCTGGCGATCGGTCTCGGCGCGCTGGCGATCGCAATCGGAATCGTCACGGCGGTTCAGTGGGCCTGGAATGCAGCGCTCGCTGTCTCCCCGGTGACGTGGATTGTCCTTGGCATCGTCGCCCTCATCGCGGTTATCGTCCTGGTTGCGACCAAGACGAAGTTCTTCCAGACGATCTGGAACGCGGTGTGGGGTTTCATGAAGGGCGTGGGGGCCTGGTTCGCCGGACCGTTCGCCAACTTCTTTGTCATGCTGGGCAAGAAGATCGCCGCGTTCGCCGTGGGGGCCTGGAACCTCGTCAAGGCATACTTCGGCTTCTGGTTCGGGCTGTACGCCAAGGTGTACAACTGGGGCGCGTCGATGGTGACCAAGACGGTATCCAAGCTGGGTCAGATCATCTCGTGGGTGAGGTCGGCACCGGGCAAGATCGCTGGTGGTCTGCGGAATCTGTTCAGCCCGATGTGGCAGGGCTTCCGGGGCTTCATTAACAAGATCATCAGCGGGTGGAACCGGCTGCACTTCAGCATCCCCGGCTTCTCGTTCGCGGGCATGTCAGTGGGCGGCTTCTCGGTCGGGGTGCCTCGCATCCCGTACCTCGCCCGGGGCGGCACGGTCCGGCAGGAGGGCCTCGCGTTCATCCACCGGGGGGAGACGGTCACCCCGGCGGCTCGGGTCACGCCGTACCGCTCGACCGGGGGAGGCGGGGGTGGTACGATCACCCTCAGGAGCGACGGATCCAGGCTGATGAACCTCCTGCTTGAGATCCTGCGCGAGGCGATTCGCGACAAGGGGGGCGATCCCGTGAAGGTGTTGACGCCGCGATGACCAACGTGCCAGTTTCACCAGTCGTCGAGATGAAGATCGGCGGGGAGTGGGTCGACATCACGGCCGACGTGCGGCTCGGGGATGCCGACTCCGGCGGTGGGGTGGACATCACCCGGGGGATGCCGAACGAGGGCAACGCGGCCGAGCCCACGCAGGTCGATTTCGTCCTCAACAACGCGGGGGGCAAGTACAGCCCGAAGAACCCGCTGTCGGAGAACTACGGGCTCCTCGGCCGGAACACCCCGGTGCGGTTCGCCCTCTCCCGGCGAGAGGACGACTTCGACCGGACCGAGGTCGACTCGTGGGGGCGGCTCCCGAACTGGACCGATGCGGAGAACGTCACGCACATTGGCGACCGGTGGCAGATCGTCGGTACGTCCTCGGCGTTCGACGTGGCCTCCGGCGAGGGAACGATCCAGGCATCGACCGGCTACCGGATGGCGCTGTTCGGCGAGTACGGCGACGTCGAGATCAAGACGCGGGTGAAGGTCAGCGCGCTCGACTCCGAGTTCGGTATCGTCATGCGGGCGGCCGACGTGAGCATCGGCACCGACGCGGGTGACTTCGAGTCCGGGCTGCTGACCTGGCGTGCGTTTGGCGGCACCAGCACGCTCGAGATTTCCACCACGCAATTTCACACGGGCACCCAGTCTGCGTTGCTGACCGTGGCAGGCTCTCCGGCCTCGACCTACCCTCGGTGCGACGGGGCACCGGTCACCCCGGGCAACACGTACCGAGCGCGGATGTGGGTCCGGTGTTCCGCCTCGATTACGGTCACCGCAGCGATCGACTTCCTCGACGCGGACTTCAACTACGTCTCCGGTGGGTACAACCCGGTTGCGGTCACGGCCGACACGTGGACGGTCCTGGAGGTTACGGCCCTCGCCCCCGATGCGGCTGCGTTCGGGTCGTACGGCTCCAACCTCGGTAGCTCTCCGGCGAACGGCACCCTCCTCTGGATCGACGACGTGGAGTTCCTCGACCTGTCCTCGGTCGCGTTCTACACGGCGTATATCACCCCCGGCTCGCCGGACCTGCTGCGGCTCGGCACGATCGCCCCCCACGGCGTCTCGACTGCGGTTAGCCAGAGCCGGAGCGTGAACGTCGCAACGGGCGAGTGGTGGTGGATGAAGGCGCAGATGTCCGGAATCCGGCGTCGCGTAAAGTTCTGGAAGGACGGCGACGATGAGCCGACCACGTGGAACTGGCGGACATACGAGGTTGCGGCGGCATCGCTTACCTCGGCCCGGCCTCCGGCGACCGGCATGGTCGGGGTGTTCGCCAAGGACGGCACGGCCCTGGTCACCTTCGACTCGATCGAGGTCAATGTATGGCGTGCGCACGCCGAGATTGCGGAACTCCCCCCGCGTTGGGACCTGAGTCGCCAGGACCGTTGGGTTCCGATCTCCGCCCGGGGCATCCTCCGCCGACTCGGGCAGGGCCGCAAGGCGCTTGAGTCTCCGGTCACGCTCCATCTCGGGGAGTACACGACCTCGAAGATGTGGATCCCGCTGGAGACGGTCGATGGGAACTCCAGCATCGCGGGCAACCGGATCGAGGGCGGGCAGCCAGCGCTCATCAAGAACCTCACTCAGGGGAGCGTCGATGCGGTTGGCGAGTTCGCTGCCCCGGGCATCTCCGGCTGCGCCGTATTCGACCAGGACGATTCGTATCTGATCGCACGAGCAACCCCCGGAGCGTCGCCGGGAACCTGGTCCCTGATGTGCTTCCTGCGGATCCCGAGCGCGGTCGCTTCGGATGTCCTGCTGTACACGGTGGAGTCGAGCGGCACGGCGCGGCGTTACTACATCTGGTACACGTCGGGCGGGGGCCTGCGGGTCGAGGCCCGGAGCGACGTGAACGCCATCTTGTCGCAGTCGAACTCGCTGATCTACTTCAGCCCGGAGATTCCGCAGGGCTCGTGGGTCGCGGCGAACCTCTACGTGTCGACGGACGGCGCAAACACCGACTGGGCCTGGAACTTCCACAAGCCCGGGACCGAGGACTTCTTTAGCATCAGCGGTACGCACGCGGGCACGGTCGGCATCTTCCGTGAGGTGCACTTCTACTCGAACGCGCTGCTCACCGCAGCGGGCAACCTCCAGCTCGCCCACGTCTTCCACTACCCGGGCGACCTCCCGTTCGTCACGTACGATTTCGCCCGAGCGGCGTACGCGTACACTGGCGAGGAGTGCATCGCCCGAGCGATCCGGCTGGCCTCGAACGCGCAGATCGCTCTCACCACGACCGGGTTTACGAGCGAGTCGAAGCCCATGGGGCCGCAGACTCCGGCTAAGACGCTCGACCTGATCGAAGAGGCCATGGAGGTCGACGACTCGATCCTCATGGAGGAGCGGGACGACTTCGGCCTGAACATCCGGTCGCGCGAGTCGCTGTACAACCAGAACTGGCTCGACCTGGACATCGACGCAGGGCACCTCTCGCCCCCGCTGGAGCCGAACAACGACGACCAGCGGACCCGCAACGACGTCACGGTCCGGCGACCGAACGGCAGTTTCGCCCGGTCGATCCAGACCGAGGGGCCGCTCAACGTCAATGCCCCGGAGGACGACCCGGACGGCGTGGGGGTGTACGACGAATCGAAGGAGATGAACTTCGAGACGGACGACCAGCTCCAGCCCGCTGCGAACTGGCGCAGGAGCCGAGGCACCATCGACGACCCGCGCTACCCGTCGATCAAGGCGGACCTTGTGGCGTCGGCTTACAACACCGACCCGGCTCTCACGGCAGCGATCCTCGCCAAGGACAGCGGCGACCTGCTCCGGATCTTCAACAGCGAGACCGACTACAACTGGATCGAGCAAATCATCCAGGGGTACACGGAGCACATCGACCAATACGAGCACACGCTGACGTTCGTGGCCAACCCGGGGCGGCTGTGGCGGGTCGGGGATGTCGGGGTGACCACCCGGCTCGGCACGCGCTACCAGTTCCTCGACGGGAGCTTCGACGCTGGAACGGACGTGCGGCTGTCGGCAGAGGTGGTGGGGCGGCCGACGTCCCTGCCTTACGACGGACTGTGGGTTCAAGTGGCCGAGAGCCCGGAGTCGTTCCCGTTCGAGATCGAGGTCAGCGGGGTGCGGCTGCGGGTGCACGCGACAGGCGACGTGCTCAACGGCAACGGGTACTTCGACGAGGGCATCGACGGCTGGGTCGGTGTCGACGCGACGCTCTATTGGGACCGGTACTACGGTCAGTACAAGGGAGCAACCCCGGGCGCGCTGCGAATCACTGGCACGGTCGCTGCCTCCTACAACTGGGCGGAAGTCGATGCGACGCTCCGGGCGACCGTGGTTGCTGGGCAGGAGTACCAGGCGTCCGCCTGGATGATGACCGACGTGACGATGGTGGGTGAGACGGCAGTCGACGTCGACTGGTTCGACTCGTCGGACGTGTTCATCTCGACGACCTCGGGTACGCCGATCGACACGACCTCGTACGAGTGGGTCCACTTCGCCCACACCCACACGGCCCCGGTCGGTGCGGTTTACGCGAGGCCAGTCCCCTACTCGTTCTTTACGGACATCGGCGACATCCTCTGGGCGGACGATGTTAGACTGATGCCGGTAGCCTCGTTCGAGTCGTCTCCCCAGACGCTCTCGGTCGACCAGGCACCGACCAACGGCGTCGAGAAGACGCTCACCGACGGCTCACCGATCACGGTCGTCGACCCGTGGCGGATCGCATTTTAGGGAGGCGAGATGGGATTCGGCGCAGGCCAGATCGTCACTGAGGACGACCTTGCTCTGTTCATCGCGAGGGAGACCTACCAGGAGCTGACCACGGTTTCGGTTGTCGCGAGCACGGCGTTCGTCGACATCCCCGGATCGACCATCAACGTCATCGCCGGGGCAACCTACTGGGTTGACGTGTGGGTTGCCTATGACGGACCGACCGCCGGGGATGCGAAGTTCGCATGGACCACGAGCGATGCCGACATCGGGCTCGACCGGAACTGTATGGGTCCGGCGCTGACCATCAACGCGACGACTGGCCCGCCAATCCAGGGCAACTTGCAGATCCCCGACATGCTGATGATCCGGCGAGGCACGACCACGGCGGTTAGCGTGGGTACTCCGAACGCAGTGGCCAATGCGTTCACGATCTACCACGAGACAGCGATCCTCAAGAGCACGGCTGCGGCCGACGGAACGGCAGTGATGCGGTTCGGGCAGAACGCGGCATCTGGCACCAGCCTGGTTCAATCCGGGTACATGAAGATCACGCGAGTAGCGTAGGAGGAATCCCATGGCACAGGTCATCCTCAGCATCCTGGTCGACAGCGCGACCAATCCGAGCGCGGACAGGAAGGGAGGCAGGTTCATTCTCAGCGACGATCCGTACGCGGTGGTTCCGGGCGACTCCGATCTCATCGCTTTCGCCGGGGGCATCGACTGGGAGCCGCTCTTCGGTTCCGACTACGCGAGCACCGACCTCGCGGGTCTGTCCATCGAAGGCCAGGGACGCGAGATCACTATTCCGTAAGGAGAGGACGAGAATGGTCAGCTGGTACGTCGACGAGGGCCTACAGCGGCTCGACCGCGAGTGGAAGGCCGAACACCCTGGGGCGGTGGTCTACCACATCGGGGACCTCAACCACAGCACCGACCCGGACGAGTCGCAGCACGCACCCGACCGGGGCGGCTCGAAGCCGGGGGACGACAAGGGCGAGGTCGACGCATCCGACTTCATGCCGGGCAAGGGCGGGGTCACGGAGGACGACCTCGACGACCTGGCCGAGAACCTGCGCAAGTCGAAGGACAAGCGCATTCTCATCGTGATCCGGCGGCAGCGGATTTTCAGCTCGTACCCGGTCGGCGGGGTGGCTCCGTTCACCTGGCGTCCGTACTCGGGGAAGTACCACGGCCACACGCACGTGTCGGTCAACGACAACTACGACAACGACCAGAGCGACTGGAAGTGGGAGAACCTCGTGGCGAGGACGATTCAGTACGCACCGATCCCGGGGGCCAAGCTCCCGCTGCTCCAGCTCGGAGATGAGGACGGCGCGCAGGACGGGTGGAACCACGTCGCTCGGGCGCAGGTCCTGGCGAACTGGCTGGACAACAAGCTCCCCGACCTGGACACCGACGGCGTTTACGGTGCCAACACCGCGCGCAAGTTCGCCAAGATCTTCGGCGGCAACGGCAAGAAGCTCGAACTCGCGCACATCAAGAAGCTCCACGGCATCTCCTGACCGGGGCTGCATAGCCTGAACTCGGGGCGGGTATACTACGCGGGTACCCGCCCCGATCGGCCGGATCAGAGAGACCAAGGTGGCCATGAGTGAGCGAGCGAGCAACCCAGCAGCAACCCCGGCTTCCCGGCCTGTGGACTTTAGTCCGGGACGTGCTGTCGTTCTTTGGGGGGTGGACGCTCATCTTCCTGGAGGTGTCGCGGCCCGAGGTGCGGGAATCGGTGTTGGTTCTGGCTGGAGCGGTGATCGGGGTTCCCGGTCTAGCAGTGGGCGCGTCTTCAATAGCGGAGGCCGTCCGCAACCGCGCTGGTACCGGATCCTCGCCGTCACCGCAAGCGGAGTCAGCCTCCTCCTCCTCGCCTTGATCCTGGCGGTGGTCGTGTGACTTCACTTCGACGCGAGATTCGGGTACCGATCTACTGGCTGATCGTCGGTTTAGCCGTGATGCTGGTGTCCCCGATCCTCTCGATCCTCGTGTCGGTCAAGATAAACCAGCGCACGATCGAGGGCAACGAGGCCGCACGCGCCGAGGCCCGAGTCGAGTCGCTGGTTCGGTACTGCCGTCTCATCGCGAGTCAGATCGACGTGTTCGCCGAGGCGGAGACTCCGGTTGGCAGAGACGCCTACCGGACGTGGTTGACCGAGTACCAAATCCAAGGGTGCTTGCCACCCAGAAAGTAGGGCGAGATGAGCAAGGTACGGAAGGCCCTCGCGGGCGGGTTCAGCGCCGGAGTGGCGGCAGTCGCCACCGGCTTCACCTTCACGGGTGCGCCGACCACCGATCAGGTCGGTCAGCTGCTCGGGCTGTTCGTCGGCGGGTTCTTCGTCGGCTTCGTCACCGTGTACGCCGCGCCTGCCAACCAGGTTCAGCGCTAGAGAGCCCCCGTCCGGCCAGGCCCGCCCCCGGCCTGCGTCCGTACCGGGCGGGTAGCGCCAGGTCGTCCCGTGAGCCCCCAGGTACCACGGCGATCCGGGCGCGCGGCGGCCCCCCACCTCCTCCGGGCGGGGGGCCGCGTCGTGTTTCAGTGTGAGTTGGGGAAGAGCAGGGCGTCGATCTGGGCGGGGTCGGCAAGGGCGGCTCGAAGTGCCTCGCCGTACCGCGTGGCTTCGTCGCTGCCTGGCGCAACGAGGGTCTTGCCTCCGCGAGCCAGCTCGTATCCGATTTCGTTCACTCGTTCGGGGGAGGCGGTCATGGCTTCGTCGCGGAGGGCCGCTGCTGTCAGTTCGTCCATATCCCTATTCAATCATCTCTGAGGCCGGGGCACAATTACCTCGACGCTGCGGTGTCCGGCTGGCACGACCTGTCCGCCCGGGAGCGAAACCCAGACTTTCCGCCTGGCGAGGTCGATGCGGACCACGGTTCCCGTTTGACCGTAGTAGGCGTGTCGGGGGTGGGTGATCTTGACGTGTGAGAACTGTTTGAGGGACGTTGCCACGCGATCGGTCAGGCCCATTTGGTCCTCCTGTTCCAATGGGGGAGCACCCCGGGCGGCTCGCGACCGACCCGGGGTGTCCTATTCGGGGTACTGCATCGAGGTCAGGGCGATGACCACCGTGGCCTGCGCGTTCATTTCCTCACGCCACCAGCGGACGTCGCTCACGGCTTCCTTGTACGGCGTGTACGCCTCCGCCCAGACCGATTTCATCTCGGCTGCGAGCTTGTGCCTGCGCATCTTCGACCACGCCTTGCGGTGTTTGGCGACTGCGTGCATCAGCTCGACCTTGGCTCGGTCGAGTTCGTCGTTGATCGCCTCGTCGGAGGGGAGGTGGTGTTCGAGCGGCCCCGCGTAGTCCTCGGTCGGCAGGGGCGCACCCAGCTCGCGGGGTTTGGTCTTAAGCGGCATCGCGGGCCTCCGGGGAGCGGACGAGTTTGATCTCGCCCGAGGTGATGATCTCGGCTAGCTCGTCGGCACCGAGACGGTTGTCCCACGCCGAGTGGTCCCGGTCGTGGCCGAACCGCCAGGGGTCGAGCCGACGCGCCCGGATCCGGGCCTTCAACTTACGCAGTAGCGAGCGCACGCATTCCTCCTCTGCGCCGGACCACCCGACGCTCGTCTTCACTCATGCCGCCCCAAACGCCTGCGTCCTGTCCGGTCTCCAAGGCCCACGCGAGGCACCTGTCGGTGACGGGGCAGCGATGGCAGACCGCCTTGGCCTGCTCGACCTGTAGGAGCGCGGGTCCGCTGGTGCCGACCGGGAAGAACAGCTCCGGGTCCTCGGTCCGGCAGGCCGCGCCTTTACGCCATGGCATCTGGGTCTCCTCTCGTCCGGGGCGATGTGCCCAATACCTATTCTACACCGTGGTTTGCCGGGGCACAACCCCCCGCCCCGCGCGGGCCTCGAGCCTTGACGTCCATAAATGGGGGTTGTGGCGTCGCGGGTCGTATGGTAGGATGGTTCTAGACACGGCGGGGGACGACCCGCCGACCGATCCCGCCCCCAGGAGGACGAGATGACCGACGTGACCGAGCAGACCGAGACCGAGGCCCCCGCCGAGCAGGCCGCGCCGACCGAGGCCCCCGCCGAGGCCAAGGCCCCGAAGGGCAAGCAGCCGCACGACTGCCTCTGCCAGAGCTTCGAGGTGGCCGACCCGAAGGACGAGGACTCGGTGTTCACCACGGGCTGCGAGCAGACCACGAAGTCGGTGTTCGCCCAGGGTCACGACGCGCGGCTCGTGTCGTTCCTGGTCGACGGCCACTTCGACGGCTACGCGATCCGGCAGGTCGTGGACGGCGTGGCGCAGACCTTCCCGACCCCGGCGGACGCCGTGGCCAAGGTCAGCACCCCGCTGCGGGACAAGGCGCTCAAGGCGACCGAGAACCGCGAGGCCCGCGACAAGGCCAAGAAGGACGCGGCCGACGCGCGGGAGGCCAAGAAGGCCGAGGCCAAGGCCGCGAAGGAGAAGGCCGCTGCCGACAAGGCCGCCGCCAAGGAAGCCGCGAAGACCGACGGCCCGAAGGCGACCGGGGCCGAGGTCGTGGCGGGTTCCGAGGAGGGCGACACCACGCCGCTCGCCGAGGGCGAGGTCAAGATCAAGGTCGGCCGCTGGACCTACAACGCGACGATCGACGACGAGGGCAACGCGAACTACACGGACGGCTCCGGCGAGGCGCAGGTCCGCGCTCCGGGCGTCTTCCAGCTCGTCTGATCCAACGCACAGCGAGAGGCCCCCGTTTCACGTGAAACGGGGGCCTCTCCGTGTTCGGGGGTGTCAGTCCCGCGCGGGTTCGCCCTGGCGCTCCTGCGGCCAGTTGTCCGCGACGATCCGGTGCTTCGGGATCGGCCCCTGGCCCTGGCGGTTGGCCTCGGTGAAGTTGCCGTCCTTGTCGACCGGGGCACCCGTGAGCGAGTCGTGGAACCCCGCCTCGGTCTGCGCCTTCACCCGGCGGGGGTCGTCACCGAGGACGTGCTCCTGCGCGTCGATGACCTTGTCGTCACCGACCGGCCCGGTGTTCGTGTTCGCTGCCCCGGTCGGGTTCGCCTGCGTCTCCAGCGGGGCGGGGGTCCCGGCAGGCGCGTTTGCCTTCTCGCGTGCGGTGGGCATGTTGCCTCCTTGTAGGTGGTCGTCCCACCAGGGTACCACGGGCGGGTCGGGCGCGCACCCCGGGCGGGTTGCCGGTTCAGCATCCTAGGAAGCTAGGATGCCCGACCCGTCGAAGCGCTTCGACGAGAGAGCGCTCTCACAATGTGACGCAGATCACACGGCTTCGGGGGTTGTGCGGGGGGATTCGATACGGTAGAATTTTTCTTAGAGGGCAAGGGGGAACAAGCCCCCCGCCCCAAACGGAAAGAGGCCCAAAATGACCGCCACCAAGCAGACCCCGTGCTTCTGCCAGTCCTTCGAGTTCGGCGAGTTCGACGGGGAGAACGAGGCAGCCGTCAGCTACGACACCAACTGCTCGCAGTCGACGACCCGGGTCTTCGCCCAGGGGCACGACGCGAAGCTCGCCGGTTACCTGGTCCGGGCCGAGCTGAGTGGCGAGGAGATCCGGATGACCGAGGGCGGGATGGCGGTCAGCAGCGACGCGCTCGGGATGGCCCGGAAGGTCAGCGAGGCGTTCGAGGCCAAGGTCCAGGCGATGCTGGACGCGGCCAAGGCGCGGCTCGCCAAGAAGGAGCTGGCGGAGGCCCGCAAGGCCGCTCGCAAGTCCGCCAAGAAGGCGGCAGCGGCCGAGCCGGTCGTCGAACTCGCCCCGATCGAGGCCCGGATCAAGGTCGGCCGTTGGACCTACGACGCGCAGATCGACCGGACCACCCGCGAGGCGACCTACTCGGCCAAGCTGGGCGGGACCAAGACCGCAGCCGACGGGACCTACACCGTCCTGTGACGTGATTCACAGCCCCGGGGGGATTCCCCCCGGGGCTCCGGTCTGGTAAAATGGAATTTAGAGGGCGGGGGGACCGCCCACCGGACGAGGGAGACCAAAATGGACGCGCAGCCGACCGAGCAGCTCTACCGGGTGTTCTACACGACGAGCGGCCTTCGCCGACGCGCCCGGACGGTCACGGGAGAAACCCTCGCGTGGATGCGGGGCGCGTGGCACTGCGGGATCCGGGTCACGTCCTCCCGCAAGGCCACCGAGGCCGAGGCGAAGCGGGGCGCGTTCACGGGCAGCCTCAACGCGTGACGTGAATCACAGGCCGGGTTCGGGGGTTGCGCCCCGAGCCCGGGTCTGGTAAAATTGAATTTAGAGGGCGGGAGGACCGCCCCGGACGAGAGGAGCCCCAAATGCGCTACCTGGTCGAGGTCAACTTCCACCACGGAGTCGAGAGCGTCGCGGTCCTGGTCTCCGCCGACGACAAGGACGCGGCCGAGGCCCGCGCGTTCGACGCGTTCGAGCTGCACGAGGACTGGGCAGTCGAGTTCGTCTCGGTCGTCCGCGAGGCGGGGGCCGAGGACGAGGCCAACTTCCAGGACCTGGCGAGCTTCAACTGACGGACCGAGGCCGGGGGGTTGCGCCCCCGGCCTCGACCTGGTAAAATGGAATTAGACAGGGGGGAGAAGCCCCCCGCCACCCCGAAGGAGACGAAATGCCCGAGATCCTCACCCCCGCCGACCGGGACCTGATCGACCGCCACTTCGGCACCGAGGACGCGCTCGACGAGGCCGACGCCGTTCTGGTCCTCCGGGTCCTGGAATACATCCGCCGGACCGCCGGGATGAACCGCCGGATCGAGCTGACGCTCACCGCGATCACCTCCCTCTCGGAGCACGACCCGGCGCTCGCCCGGACCCTCCTCCAGGAGCTGTTCGAGGCCAGCTTCTAGCAGGAACCGAGGCCGGGGGGTTGCGCCCCCGGCCTCGACCTGGTAAAATGGAATTAGACGGGGGGCGCGGCCCCCCACCCCACCCCAGGGAGACGAAATGACCAAGACGCGAATCAACCTCCGGCTCGACACCCGCGAGTGGAACTGGGAGCTGGCAGGCAACCTCACCCCCGGCGCGATCAAGGACCTCGTCGAGCCGGTCAAGGCAGCGAACCCGCACACCGCGTCGTTCCTGTCCGTCACCCGAACCCCGCGCTGGGTGGACGTCGCGACCCGGGTTGCCGACTGGTGGCTCAGCTGGAACGGCCTCGCGCGGTTCGCTGCCTACTTCGTCGCAGGCGCGATGCTCGGCGTGGGGATCTGGCTCCACTTCCAGTGACGTGAATCACAGATCGGGGTCGGGGGTTGCGCCCTCGGCCCCGGTCTGGTAAAATTGAATTTAGAGGGCGGGAGGACCGCCCCGGACCGAGGAGGACGAAATGCCCGGGAAGAGCCGCAAGATCAGCAAGGACAGCATCCGGCGCAGCCGCGAGCTGCCGACCACGGGGAACGGCAAGGACAGCGGCCAGAAGCCGAAGCTCTCCGAGACCAACCTCCAGGGCAACAAGCAGGGGTGGGTCGCGAAGCTCTTCACCCGGCGCAGCCAGCCGGGCAAGCACAGCAGCAACTGACCCGACAGCCCCGGGGGGATTCCCCCCGGGGCTCCGGTGTGGTAAAATGGAATTAGACAGGGAGAGGAGGACAGGATGGCGAAGCCCAAGCCGCAGCCGACCAACGGCCCGTACTCGTGGGGGAACGGACCGAAGCCGCACGGCGTGATCAAGCGGCTCATCAAGAAGCTCCAAGGCAAGTGACGCCAGCCGGGTCGGGGGGTTGCGCCCCCGGCCCGGGTCTGGTAAAATGGAATTAGACAGGGGGGCGACCGGCCCCCCGCCCCACCCCGAGGGAGGCCAACATGGCGAAGGACATCAACGAGGGCAGCAACGGATTCCACCTCTTCACCGTGGTCACGGACGGATACGGCAACCTGATCAGCGAGGACCACCGGGGGCTGAAGATCGCCGAGGTCCACACGACCCCCGAGCAGTCCGAGGACCCGGCCCCGTTCGCCGAGCTGGCGCGGCTCACGTTCGCCGTGATGAACGGGGACGCGGAGCCGATCGACCCCAAGGCCAAGGAGATGTGATCTGATTCACACCGACCCGGGGGTTGCGGCCCCCGGGTCGGGTCTGGTAAAATGGAATTAGACAGGGGGGGACGGCCCCCCGGCCCGAAGGGAGACTGAAATGAACGAGTTCCTCGTTTTCCACACCGGCGGCGAGTTCCTGGTCCGCACCGCCCTCGACGCGAACGCCGCAGCCGACAAGCTGGCCGAGAAGTGGAATCTCGACATCGAGTCGATCGAGCCCGCGACGGCCGAGGACATCCGGATCAACGAGGGTCAGTGGACCGAGCTGGACACCGACATCTGAGACTCAATCGGCCCCGGGGGTTGCCCCGGGGCCGATCCGTATGGTAAAATGGAAACATGGACGAGGGAGGACAGATGGAATTCGCAAGGGCAATCGTCGACGAGGCGCACGCTTTCAACGTCATCAACATGCAGGTTCTGGAATTCGACGAGGAACTGGCCGAGGCCGAGAAGGCCACCACCGAGGCAATCACCGCAGGCGACACCGAGCGGGCAACCCGCCTGGCGCGCGAACTGCGCCGACTGATCCTCGCCCTCGGATACGCGGATGAGGACGAGCTGCCCACGGAGACGGCCCCCGAAGCCTGACCGACGGCACAGCGAGAGCGGCCCCCACCAGCATACCGGGCGGGGGCCGCTCGTTTGTCCCTGGACCCGCTAGGCGGTGACCTGCGGGGTATCCGGATTCGCGGGAGGAACCAGGCGGGGGGCGGGTCCGATCAGGAACTCCGCGATTTGGACGATGCAGGCCGCGCGCTCCGGCCCGGTCATCGGCTTCCACCCGTCGATCTTGTACCCGCGCTTGTTGAGGTCCTCCACGTTGCCCATCTTCTCGACGATCTCGGTCGCGTGGTCGACCGCCTCCTGCCGAGTCATCGGGTCCTTACTCGCCACTCGAACCCCAGCCCTTCTCGCCCCGCAGCGTGGTCGGCAGCTCCTCGACGATCTCGATGTCACCCTCCCACACGGGGGCGAGGATGTACTGCGCGAGGCGCGTTCCACGTGGAACATCGACGTGACCGAGGCCGGTGTAGGTCACCCCGATCATCAGCTCCCCGGTGTAGCCCGCGTCGATGATGCCCTCGTGCACCTTGATCTGCCACCGGGAGAGGGCCGACGACCGACCCGTGATCCGGCCGTACCAGCCGACCGGGACCGCCCCCCGCACCCCGGTCTTGATCAGAACCCGCTCGCCGGAGTGAAGCTCGGCATCCTCCAGCGTCGCCAGGTCGAAGCCCGCGTCGGTGTCGTGCGCGCGGGTCAGCGGAAGCGCGCCCTTGTCGTACTTGACGAACAGCGTCCCGTGGCCGGGCTCGCTGCCTGTGTCCTCCGGGTTGGGGAGCCGCTCCAGCATCGCTTTCAGGTCGGCCGACTCTGGGATCCGGACGCCATCGTCACTCAGGTCGACGATCTGCGCCCCCGCCTCTCGCCAGGCAGCGAGCTGCACCGAACGCGTGATGTCGGTGAAGATCACGGTCGGCTTGTTGAGCATCAGGGCGGCACTGATCTCGACCGGGGTGCCCAGGGTCGGCATGCCCTGCGGCAGGATGGCGACGAAAGCCGACGCGCGGTAGATCGCCTGGTTGTTGGTCTCGTCGATGAACGCCGCGTGGTCCAGATCGCCCGGATTGGCGACGTACGCCTCAGCGGGGCGGAACGCGCCATACCCGGCGAGGGCGAGCTTCTGCTCGATGTGGATGGCCAGCGAACCGAGCCAGGACGACTCTCCGGCCTGGTCGATCGGGCGAGCGAGGTACACGAACAATGGAATCTCCTCGGGGCGCGGGGGGCCGTTCCACGTGAAACGGCCCCCTCGGGTGTCAGGTTGCGAGTAGGAACGAGAACAGGACCAGCGCGGGCAGCAGGTCGAACGCGTGGTCGAAGATGCTCATGCTTGCGGGTTGTCGCGGATCGGTCGGGTCGGGATGTTCGCCGGGGAGACGTACCCCATCCAGTCGTCGAGGAAGTCGTACACCTCGGAGAGCCAGCCGTCACGGAGACGGAAGTCCCGAACCTCGATCCAGTCGCGGTTGCGCTCGCCCCCGTGCTTGCGGATCCGCAGTTCGCCTCCGGAGTAGGCGAGCGACACGACCAGCTTGCCCCGGAGCGGCTCGATGGTGAGGTTGGTCTCCAGCTCCTCCGGCTTGCCCGGGATGGTGTGCATCCGGTACCGGGCGATGAGCCGAGCGCGGGTGATCGAGATGAACCGCGACGGGTCGGCCGCGCGCCCCTCGGTGTTGAGTTCGGCCAGGTCGGTCATGCCTTGTCCTCCATGTCGACTCCGGGCCAGCCGCCCGAGTGCCGGATCCGTTGCGCCATCCGGACGTAAACGCCGATGTCGAGAAGCGTGTCGTCCGAGGGGCGGTCACCTCGCTCGATGGCGGACTGCCACCGGGCGATTTTGCCGATCAGATAGAAGAAAACCCCCAGCTCGGCTGCCTCCTCCTCGTCGACATCTCGGCGCATCGTCCGGCCGAGCATCATGCCGATGTCGATGAGGTCGGTCGCCCCGTACTCGATCGCCTTGGAGACCGTCTGCTCGCACTCGCTCGCGGCCTTGCCCATCCACCAGTCGATGAGCTGCTGCTCCGGATCGCCAGCCGCCATGGACGGCCCGAACCCGGCTGCCTCGTCCATCGCGACGAAGGACGGCGTGTGCCCCTGCATCCCGAAGCGGTCCTCGGCGGTCTCCGGCGGTCGGCCGATGAGCGGCGTGGTGTCGAACTTGAAGGAGATCCCGTCGGGGAGTCGACGGAGCAGGTCCGCGATCGTCCCGCCGGGTCGGTGAGCGTGGCCACCGTCCTCGTCCCACACGATGTCGCCCGACTTGTGGAGCGAGCGGGGGTTGGCCTCGTGGTGTCCGCGCTCCAGCTCGCAGCGCAGTTCGGTGTGGACGGGAGCCGTGGACTTGCAGCGCTTGATCTTCACAGCTCGATCACCGTGTTCGGTCCGGTGCCGACGTGCGTGATGTTGATCTCGTGCTTGGCCTCCAGGGCCTCGACGTAGGCCAGCGACGCGGGCAGCAGCTCCGTTTCGTCCCGCATCTCGTGGTGGAGCTGGTCGAGCATCGTGAGGGCGAGCGAGACGTGCGGGTTCCAGTTCCCGCCCCCGTTTGCGATGATCGCCTCGGTCAGCAGCTCGTCGTCCCACGCGCCGACCCGCCGGACCTTGCGGGTCACGGTCGTCCGCTCCTCGGGCAGGCCGAGTTCCTCCCACGTGGTCTCGCCCTTGAGCGGACCGGACGGCCCTGCGACCCGGATCGGGTAGACCCGCGCGACAAGGATCACGTTCAGCTCGGTGACGTAGGTCGCCCAGGGCGAGATGCCGGACATCGCCAGGAAATCGACGGCGCGGCAGTCGCTGCTGGTCACGGTCGGGTAGTACGGCGTGTGCAGCCCGAGGCCGTACCCCTGCGTCCCCTCGATCACGACCCGGCGGTACATCCCGAAGTCGAACGCGCTGTCCTCCTCGGCCAGCCACCGTTCGAGCGACGGGGACGAGAGGGCGGTGTCGGCTTCCCGCATGATCCGGGCCGACCGCGCGGCTCCGATCCCCTTCCCGGTCGAGCCGATCCGGCCGACCAGCCCGAGCGACTGCTCGTCGCTGATGTACTTCGGGTGCAGGAGCGTCGCGCTCGGGTGGATCGACAGACGCTGGCTGACCCGGTGTCCAGCCTCGTCCGCATCGCGGATCTCGCCGAGTAGAACCTCGGTGTCGATCTCCGACCCGGCTGCGATGTGCAACCAGGCGTTCTTACTGGTCACGGCAGCGACCGGCAGAGCGCGGAGCTTCCACTCGCGTCCGGCCTCGTCGTAGGCGGTGTGTCCTGCGTTCGGTCCGGCGACACGGACGGCGATGTCGTCCGACGTCATCGAGCGACCCAGGAACCCGGCGATCGCCCCCTTGCCCTCGGAGCCGAACTGCGCCCCGACGACCACGGTCACGTTCGTCATGTACCCTCCAGTTGGGGTGTCGGCCAGCCCCAGCGGCGGCCGATGAGGGATACACTACACCACCGCTTGCCCCGCTGTCAAGCGGCATGGTAGACTGCGGCCATGATCCCACGGTATTCCCACCCCATGGTCACTCACCTGTGGTCCGACGAATGGACTTACGATGCCTGGCTCGAAATCGAGCGGCAGGTTCTCGACGCGCAGCGGCGGCACGAGGTCATTCCGGCCGATGCCGCGTCCGAGCTGATCTCCCGGCTCCGCAAATACCACTTCGACATCGAAGCTGCGGGGAAGGTCCGGGCGATCGAGCGCGTCACGAAGCACGACGTCGCCGCGTTCCTCCAGTACATCCGGGACAACGAGGTTTACGGGCAGTGGCTCCACTACGGCCTCACCTCGTCCGACCTGGTGGACACGGCGCAGGGCATGCGGTTCCGGGAGCTGCACAGGCTCCTGCTCCACGACCTCGGCGAGCTGATGCAGCAGGTCGGCCGCTGGACGGGTCACGACATCCCCATGGTCGGCCGGACCCACGGGCAGCCAGCCGAGCCGACCTCGATGCGAGCACGCGCCTGGAACTGGCTGGCCACGCTGGAACTGCCGATCACGACGTTGACGCGGGTGTCCCGCCAACTCCAGGTCGCCAAGCTCAGCGGTCCAGTCGGCACGTTCGCTCACAACCCGCCGATGGTCGAGGCGGAGGTGGCGGTCGAGCTGCACCTGCGGCCGATGGGGGCGGGTGCAAGCCAGATCGTCCCTCGGTCGGCTCTCGCGATGTTCGCCTCGACGGCTGCGGTCCTCGCGCAGGCGTGCAGCAAGATCGCCATGGACCTGCGGCTCATGAACCTCGCTGGGGAGGTCTGGTGGACCCAATCGGACGGCCAGGTCGGCTCCTCGGCCATGGCGCACAAGAACAACCCGATCGTGGCCGAGCAGATTCGGGGCCTGGCGCAGTTGGTCGGCGGGTACGCGCAGATGCTCCAGCCGCTCGACCTGTGGCTTGAGCGCGACATCAGCAACAGCAGCGTCGAGCGGGTCGCCGTGCCGGATCTGCTCCACGTCCTGTTCCGGTTGATCGCCCAGACCACCGAGGCGCTGCGCACGATGGAGGTCAAGGCGGGGATCGCGACGATCAACCTGGCGGACAACGCGAACTCGCTGTGGGTCCACAAGGAGACGCTCGCCGGGATCGCCGACGGGTACGACTGGAACGAGGCGCGCGACCTCGGCAAGGAAGTCCAGGTCGAGTCGTACGACATCGCAGGCGACGCGCGCTGGTTCATGCGCAACTACCCGCAGGCTCCGCGATGAACCTCACCGAGACGGCACGGGCGTTGGATTGCTCCCTCGCGACCGTGAGCCGCATCGCCTCGGGTGAACGCACCCCGAGTTTGGAGCTGATGGCGGAGATCCGCCGGGTGTTGCGCTGGTCGATCGAGGCGCAGGCCGATGAGGTGCGAGCGGGAACCTACGCCGCTACGTTCAAGGACAAGATGGAGCGCCGACAGGCGAGGGGGCGGGATGTTGACTCACAGGCCGTGCGGGGCGTGTCAGGCGCTGGTTCCGGCGGAGACGGGGTGCCCGCACTGGAAACCGACGGCGAGGACGGGGAGGCGAGTCGGGTGGGTCAAGGGACGCGCTCGGTCCACCTCGACATCTCCGACCGCTGGTATCCCCGCTGACCTGTCGGCAGCCGAGTCGATCCCGTGCGACTGCGGCAAGCCGCCGGGTCCCCCGATTCCACACGCGATGGACTGTGCGCGTACCATCGCGAGGCGGGTATTGACAGCCGGGCAAGGGATACACTAGAATGGTCCTATCGTTCCCGCCCCGCCCCGACAGGAGAACCTAATGGCACTCTCGGCTCCCGCCCCCGCCAGTAACCGGCGATTCTCGGCCCCTGCGGTCGCTGCCTCGATGACCCTCACGGGGGAGCAGGAAGCGATCGTCGATTCCGTCCTCGCCGGGAACCTCACGGTCGCGGAGGCTCTGGCCGGAACGGGCAAGACGAGCACCCTGGTTGAGATCGCTCGTCGCCAGGTCCGCCGACCCGGCATCTACCTGGCGTTCAACAAGAGCGTGCAGCTCGAAGCGGAGCGCAAGTTCCCGGATTGGATCGACGTGCGGACGGCGCACTCGGTCGCGTACCAGGCGGTCGGCAAGCGCTACGGCCACCGCCTCCCGGGCAACCCGAGCGCGAGCCGGATGGGCGCGCAGGCCATGGCCCGAATGATGCGAGTTAAGCCCGCGATGCTGGACAGCGGGACGCTCAATCCGGTGGTCGTGACCCGGATGGCGCAGGCGACCGTGAGCAACTTCATGAAGACGGCCGACCCGGAGCTGACCGACAAGCACATCCCGAGTCGGGTGTTCTCGCATCACGCGCCGAACGAGATCGCACAGGTCGTGGTGCCCGTGGCACGCAAGATCTGGGACGACCTGACCAGCCTCAACGGCAAGTTCCGCTTCACCCCGGATGTCTACCTCAAGCTGTGGCAGCTCGGCTCGCCTGTCCTGCCGTTCGACTACATCATGTTCGACGAGGCGCAGGATGCCGATCCGGTCATCGCGTCGGTGGTCGAGCGCCAGGCCGCACAGCGGGTCTACGTGGGGGACCGCAACCAGGCGATCTACGGGTGGCGCGGCGCGATCGACGCGATGAGCAAGATCGACGGCGCAACCCGGCTCCCGCTGACCAAGAGCTTCCGTTTCGGGCCTGCAATCGCGGAGGCAGCGAACGGCTGGCTGGACATGCTCGGGTCGCAGTACCGGGTGGTCGGCCACGACCCGGTGCGGTCGGAGGTCCGGCCCCTGGCGGAGGGTGAGGCCCCCCGGGCGATCCTCTGCCGGGGCAATGGAACGGCGCTGGGCTGGGTGCTCGCCTTCCTCTCCCGCAACATCCCGGTCGCGATGGCTCCGGGGGACAAGAACGCGGGCAAGGACATCGAGCGGTTCGCCTGGGCGGCAAAGGACCTGATGAACGGCGAGGGCACCGACCACCCGGACCTCGTGGGGTTCACGACCTGGGCGGAGCTGGTCAAGTTCGTCGAGGAGGAGGAGGACACGGACGACCTTAAGCGGATGGTCGGCATCATCAACCGCGTCGGGGTCAGTGCCGTTATCGATGCGATTCGGGGGCTGGTGACCGAGGACAAGGCGCAGGTCACGGTCAGCACGGCGCACAAGGCGAAGGGCCTGGAATGGCACTCCGTCAAGGTGGCGGACGACTTCGTTCCGCCGCAGCCGGACGAGAACTCGGGTGAGATGCCCGATGTGGACCCGGCGGACCTGATGCTCGCGTACGTGACCGTCACCCGGGCGAAGGCGATCCTCGACCCGGGCGCACTCGGGGAGCCGGAGCTGTGGACACCGTAGGCTGGATCAAGGTGGGGTTGGTCGGGACGGCGCTTGGCATCGCCGTCCTGCTCATCCTGCTCATGTACTTCCGTTACGAAGGCGTGGCGGAGCGGATCGAAGAGGACACGGCCGACATGCTGAGTCGGCACGAGCGGATCTGGGGACCCGACAATGAACGCGGATGAGCGTCGGCCCTGGCCGAGCAACCCCCCGGCGGTCGACCCGTGGGGTGACCACCCGCTCTTCCCGAACTGGTACCTACGCCAGTATCGGGGTTACACCACCATCGCGGGCAACGTGCCCGTGGTTCCTGGGAGGCAGGATGCTGAAAGATACGCCCGACGCTTCGGGCCTGGTGACTGGGCGGATCTGCTACCTGTACCCGCAGACCAAGCAGGCCAGCGCCGAGTGTCACAGGCAGCTCACGGTCTCGGTGCTCAAGGACCCGGCGGCTCACTGGCCGATGGTGGTGGTCGGGTGGAAGGAAGGCGGGGTCGACAAGTGGCAGCTTGTCCACCGGGACAACATCCGGCTGAAACGCGCGTCGACCACGACATCGAAGGAGGAGAAGCGGGCAGGCGACACCACGGGTGGTGGAGGCGAGGGCGGCATGAGCAAATGGGCTAAGAAGCGCTCGGTCATGCCAGGTAAGGCACCAGCAGAAATCGAAGGACAGGGGACGCTGTTTTGACCAATCCAGGAGATCCGATTCCGGAGCCGACTCCCGTTCCTCCGCCCCGCCCGGGTCGGATTAGCGTGATCTGCCAGGAGTGTGGCAAGAAAGGTCGGCTGACCGACCAGCGGTGGGTCCACGTCGCCCCGCCGGAGATCGAGCACGAGTTCGTGCCCAAGACCGACGGCATCGAGTAGCGTTGCCGCCGGGGCTGTCATACCCTGCGTGTAGGATGGTGGCGTATGCAGGACGATCCGACCGAGTGCGGCTGCGGATTCTCGGTGTTCACGCCGATCGAGCTACACCCGGATCAATGTGAGGTGAGGACGAGAGATGCCACTTTCATCGCCAGCAGGGCAGCCACATCCGTTCAGCGTAGAGATCATCCGCATGGTGAGGGAATACGACGCGAGTCGTCCCCGCTCCTTGCAGAAGTTCCTCGGCCCGAGTGAGATCGGGTCGCCTTGCCCCCGCCAGCTGGCGATGAAACTGGCGGGGGTGCCGGAGGTGAACCAGGTCGCCGACCCCTGGTTCCCGATCGTCGGCTCGGCTGTCCACGAGTGGATGGCCAAGATGGTCGGCTGGTACAACGACGTCTACCTCGGTCGGAGCGCGAACCCGCGCTTCATCATCGAGAACCGCGTCAAGGTGGATGCCGAGAATGCGGGTTACGCGACGTCGGGATCGACCGACCTGTACGACGTCGACAACCAGCGCGTGGTCGACTGGAAGATCGTCGGCACGACCACGATGCGCAAAGTCGAGAAGGGAGGTACTCCGCAGGAGAAAGCCGGACCCCAGTACACGGTGCAAGGCATGACGTACGGCAAGGGATGGGAGCAGGCCGGTTACCCGGTCAAGTCGGTGCTCATCGCGTTCCTGCCTCGGTCGAACTTCCTCAATAAGATGAAGCTCGTCGAGATGCCGTACGACAGGTCGATTGCGGACCAGGCGCAGACGAGGGTGGCAGCGATCGACAAGCTGCGACGCCACCTCGCTCCGCATCTGTTCCCGGCTGGCGACTGCACCGTCTGGTGTCCGTTCTACGTGCCGAAAGTGGAGCTGGGGCCGACCTCGTGCCCCGGACACGGAGAGGTCAAGGACGAGTGATCAAGGCCGTGTTGTTCATCGAGCTGCCCAACGTGGGGGTCGTCGCGGACCCCCACGCCATGGCGATTTACAGTGCCGCAGCGTCGCACGAGGCGCGGCAGCACACCTACAAGATCGTTGGGGAACCGCAGGTCACGGGCGGGGGCGACGAGCCCTGGTTGCTCGTGTGGGATGTGGTTTCCGCCCTGGCTTGACACCGGGGCAAGGTATGTGATGGGATAGCAATACCCACCCGCCGGGGGCCGCTCGGCACCCGGGTAGGACGAGCAAGGAGAAGCACGAATGGCACTCAGCGCACCAGTCACCAGCGGGGACCAGCTCAACCCCGCCGACATCGAGAACCACACCCTGGTCGTGATCCCGGTTCTGCACCAGGCCGACGTCCCGACCGAGTACAGCAAGGCCGGGGAGCCCTCGCCCTGCATCACGGTCAACGTCGCGGACCTGTCGGCCGAGGGTGGCGTCCCGGTCGTCTACAAGGGCGTGATGTGGTGGAACGCCTTCCTCCAGGGCGGTCTCAAGCGCCAGATCGGGCAGACCATCCTCGGTCGGATGACCCAGGGTCAGAAGACCCCGGGCAAGAACGCGCCGTGGCAGCTCCTCGACGTGATGGGCGAGCAGGCGTGGGTGACCTACGCCGAGCAGTGGCTCGCCACCCCGGAAGGGAAGGCGTTCGAGCTGGAGGGTCAGCGCGAGGCCAACGCGGCTCCGCCCTCGGTGACGGCTCCGGCGGCTGCAACTCCGCCCCCGGCTCCGGCTGGTCCTCCGCCTGCTCCGGCGGGTCCGCCGACGGCCCCCGCTGGTCCTCCGGCGAGCGCTCCGGCCGGACCCCCCACCGCGCCCCCTGCGGCCCCCGCTGGTCCTCCGGCGGCTGCTCCGGCGGGTGACCTGGCGGCACAGCTCGCGGGTCTCCCGGCGGACGAGGTGGCGAAGATGCTCGCGGCTCTGCAGAACCAGGGGCAGGCCGCGCACTAACCTGATTCTCCTCGGGACGGCCCGGCCCCGGTGACTGGTGAAGGAAGCCAGCCCGGGGTCGGGGCGTCTTGGCACCGATAACCCCAATAGGAGGACGAGATGCGCTTGGAATGTCCGACGTGCGGTCAGCTCCAGCTCGGCAAGGAGCGAACCACCACGGTCTCGGAGGGTGAACAGACCAGGATGCGGGTGGTGTTCGGCATGCACGTCCTGCACGTCGATGTGAACGCGGACGGAGTGACCTCCGTTAGCCTGGTGCACATCCAGTGATCAACTGGGACATCGACCCGGCTGCGGTTCCCACGGATGCCCTCGCTCTCGCCCTGTTCTGGGCGGAGCGGGGGTTCCCCGTACTACCGGCCGATCCAGCGACTAAGGCTCCCAAGGCAGGCGGGGAGTGGCAGCACAAGGCGACGCTCGATCCCGAGCAGGTTCTGCGGTGGTGGACCGAAGACCCCACCTTGCGGGTCGGGATCAGGACGGGCACCAGATGCGACGACCCGAGGTGCATCGACGGCCCCTCGGTCATCGACTTCGACATCGGCTGGGACGACAAGGCGGAGGAGTACAAGCGAGGCAAGGACCAGCGACGCATCCTGGTGGAAGCGGGGTTGCTCGACCCCACCGAGGCGATGATGGTCCGGTCGCCCTCGTCCAGCCCGACGGGCAAGGGCGAACACTGGTGGTACCAACCATCCGACCAGGCGAACAAGCAGAGCATCTGGTCAGTCGACACCCGATCGAAGCACGGCTTCATCTTGGCACCGGGCAACCCCGGCTACGCCATCATGGCGATGCCGACCGGTGGCAAGCCAAGCGAATTCCCTGACCACGATGCGCTCGCTGCCTTCCCTGGTCTCATCCAGAAGCCACGCAAGGGCGAGGTCGGCGCTCCCGAGCTGAGTGTCCGGGCAGCGACCACGCCACCGAGGACAAGTCGGCTGGTCGGCCCGGCTCAACCGCAGTCGGACGGCGAGACTCCGTTCGAGTGGCTCCAGCAGAACTACGACCTGGATACGCTGCTTGCCCAAGACGGGTGGACGTTCCTTTACGATCACCAGGGCAAGCGGCACTACACGAGGCCGGGGAAGGATCCGAAACTCCGCGAGGCGTCCGGCACGGTGATGACCAACCCGGACGGCCGGAAGACGCTGGTCAACTTCAGTACGAGTGTCGATCTCCCGATCCAGCGGGGGCTGTCGCTCGAAGCGTACTGGGCGCTGACTCGACACGGTGGCGACATGCGAGCCGCTGCCAAGGGGATCAGGACCACCATGATGCCCCGGCGAGAGACGGCAACCACGGGGGGTCTCGTGGGTCTCCCGGCGACCTCGCTGGGCGCACCCCGGCCTGGTGGGGGGGCGGCACCCGCCGTGGCTCCCGTGGCCACTCCAGGGGCCGAACTGGTGCCCTCTGGGGAGGCTGGCACACCCGAGCCGGTCAAGCAGTTCTGGGGGAGACGGCGTGAGCTGCGCGAGGTGTGGTGGAGGTCGCAGGTCGGGGACGTGTCGCCATGGGCGGTTCTGGGCTCGATCCTGGCCGAGGTGGCAGGGCGAGTCGGTCCACATGTGGCGCTTCCGCCGAAAGGCGGAGTCGGTGCCCCGGCGAGCCTCAATCTGCTTGTCGCGATCTCCGGGAACTCGGGTGACGGCAAGGGCCTCAGCAGCCAGGTCGCCCGGGGGATGGTCGGGGCACCACGGCCTCCTCACCGCAAGCCGGGCACAGGGCAGGGCATCGCCGCGATGTTCACCGAGCAGACCAAGGAGGGGCCTGTTCAGTCGAACGACACGGTAGTGCTCAACGTCGCCGAGATCATGCAGCTCGGGGCGCACATGAACCAGCAGGGCGCGACCATCACGAGCACTTTGCTCGAGGTTTACATGGGGGAAGAGCTGGGGGAGCACTATGCAAACAAGGAGCTTCGGCGACCGGTCAAGGAGGGGCACTACCGCCTTGCTCTGGTTGCAGGGGTGCAGCCCGATAATGCCGGGATCATCTTCGACCACGCTGCATCCGGTTTGCCGCAGCGGTTCGTGTGGCTCCCGGCGCACTGGGATGACGCGGTTCTACCGGAGGTCGATCTCATGCCTCCGGCTCCAGGCCCCGAGCCGCGCCCGTTTCGGGCCTGGACGGCGATTCTGCCCGGGACCATGGATGACTCGCTGGATGCAACCGGGTGGTCTCCGTCTGACGCAGCGGGAGGTCTGCAATCACCTGGTGGCGGCAAGAAGGCGAAGGAGCCGGAGGCACTCCCGGCTCCGATCAAGGAAACGATCCTGGTCACCTACGCGCCGAGCGTGGATCAGGAGATTCGGATGGATGCGAGGAGGCGGCGAAACAGACTGAAGGCCGCTAACGCCGCTGGTGAAGAGACCGCCGGTGACCCCGACTCCCACCTGCTGCTCACGAAGATCAAGGTGGGGGTGCTGCTTGCCATCTGGCTCGACCAGACGACCCACTTGTCGGAGGAGATGTGGGAACTCGCCGGGTGGGTCATCTGGATCTCAAACGACACCAGGACGAAGGCGCATCACCGCATCCTCAGGAAGAGCGCCGATAAGGTGCACGCTCGGGCCATGGGCGCAGTCGCGCAGCGCGCCATCGTGGAGGAGGCCCGCAGCGCCGAGGAAGATGCCCTTGTGAAGCGGGTCGCCAGCCGCGTCCGGGCGGTCCTGGAGAAGACACCGGGGACGTGGGTGCCGACCCGCGTTGTCAACCAGGGTGTCGCCGGGAGGGACAAGGCGAAGCTGAAAGCCGCCAACATCAGCCTCGACGACATCATGCACGACATGGCCAGTCTCGGGGAGATAAAGCGCCAGGAGATCGAGCGCGCAGGCAACACCGCCGTGGAGTGGTCGAAATGAGGAATGGGGGGTGTAGGACGTGTAGGACGGTCCTACACCCCTATGGCGTAGGACGGCGAGCAGCTACGTGCAGTGACACAGCCCAGGATCTTTGTCTGATCAAAAATCCCCGCTCAGAGGCCGTGCGGTCTTGTCGCTGCCTCAGGATAGATCACCCCCCGTGGTGGCTGCGGATGGCAGGGGGGGGTGTAGGACCGTCCTACACGTCCTACACCCCCCCGTTCGGGGGTCGGCATGCCTCCTAAGAAGAAGGCCGCGCGGCCGAGGCCCGTGTACTTCGAGACGACCATCCCCGTGATCCGTCCGTGCCCCAAATGCGGGGTGTGGACGGCTGCGGGGGTGGCCGAGGGCCTGAAAGCCGAGGTGGAGATCGTCGCACTCAGCCCGAGGCAACTCATGCGAGCAGTGGTGTTGCACGTCGAGCTGTACGTGATCCGCCGGGTCGGCCTGATCCACATGGACACGCTGAGGCTCCAGGGGCGCAACATGGGCTACCTGTACCCGCAACACCGCTGCGACATCAAATGGGCTCGGGAGGTCCAAGGAGCAGGCCAGAGCGCGATTCAGAGATATCCCGACGAGCCACCCTTCTAGGATAGGATACGATGGCGATATGCCTACTGCTACCACGGGTCGATACCCGCTCCCCGGAACCAACGCCGAGCGCGTCCTGAACTTCATCATCGACAACCCGGAGACCACGACCAACAAGATCATCGAGAAGCTCGCGATGAACCCCACGGTCGCCCGGAAGTGCCTCAAGAGCCTCATCGAGCACTCGAAGATCAAGGACGCGCCCGACGAGAACCAGCATCACCACTACACCGCCCTCGGACGTGTCCTGTGAAAATCCGAATCGAGGGGGCGGGTCACTGCGTCGAGGTCGAGGGCACCTCGCTCGACATGAAGACCACGGAGGTCGTCCAACTCGCCGAGGACGTGTGGAGGCGCACCCGAGTCGACGAGCCCCGAACGCAGGTGGGGTTCGGCTCGCAGCTCGTCGAGCGCTCCGGGGATCGCCCGGTCGCCGGGAACGGTGCGTACGAGGTCAAGCCAGATCCGGTGACCTCATGAGCGCTCCACGAGTTCCCGGGAAGGCTCGGGAGGTGCGCCGGGTGGCTGTGGAAGCACCGAAGTCGGCCCCGGTGCTCCCGGGAGCCAAGGAAGCATGCGCCGACTGCGGATCGACCACCCGGCAGCTCCTCGACACCGACCAGGTGAAGGAGCGATACGGCTTCCGGGTGAAGCTGGTCGGCAAGAGGGATATCGCGTGCTGGCGTGAACTCCGGAAGGCCAAGCGGCTCAAGGGGCAGGCCCGCCGACAGGAGACCACCTTCGGGATCACCCTCGACGAGAGGGACGAACTGATCGAGTTCCAGGGCGGGGGGTGCATCTGCATGGAATGGACGGGATACAACGGGAATAGCCGCTCGCTGAGTACCGACCACGACCACAAAACGGGGGTCGTCCGGGGTGCCCTCTGCAAACATTGCAACGACCTGCTCGGGCGAATCCGGGACAACCCGGCCTATTTCCGCCGGATGATTGCCTACCTGGAGAACCCACCCGCCGTGAGGCTATTCGGGGCGAGGGTGGTCCCGGGACATGGGGAGGAGTAGCGACCATGGGCGAGGACATGGTACAATGGGCGCAGGTTTCTCCTATTGGGGTGGGAGATGGCCCGGGTGGTGACCTGACCGCAGGTGCGCAACCACCACCCGGGCTGCCCGACCCACGCCTCAAGAAATCCCGGTCACGACCCAACCGGGGACGGAAGAGGACGTTCATCGGCCCCCGTCTCGAAACCCCCCCCTGGGATATCCTCCGCGAAACGGGATACCCCATACCCCTCGACGTTGAATGCCTACCCCTAGTACCCCGGGTATGGAGGGCGGGGTACCGATGGGAAGTGTGGAGGACAGGGGTATTCGCACGGTACGGGGACCAATGCCACCTCTGCGGGCACGGGGGCGCAGACAGCGCCGACCACCTGGTCCCCCTATCCGTGTGGGGGAACCAGCCATACGACCCACGACTAAGCAGACCTGCCCATGGGGTCGCAGGCTGCAATGAATGTGGACTCAAATGCAACAGCAGTAGAGGCAACCGCCTTTATGCGCAACACATCCGCGACTACAAACCACCAGTCGCGCTGTGAGGTCAGCCCGCTTTTTAGCCGGGGCGGATAAGCAGAAAC